CAGACTGTGTGATTGCTATTGCTGGTCACAAGAGTGTAGCCAAATCATTACAGAACATCCAGACACCGATTACTACGAGTGTTTTGATTGCCAACCTAAAGTGTAGCTACAATTATACTACAAAGCCGCCGCCAACACCGCCAACGGTAACATAGTTCATTTCTTGTTGTACTATTTCAGGTGTCCAAGCACCGCCACCGTAACCAGTTTGTCCAGCGATCCCAGTTTCGCCCTGGTACTTGGCTGCTTCAGTTCCAAGTTTAATGCCAGCCTCTGCTGATTCACCTACGAGTTTAAACAATGGTTTCCAATATCGGATTACCCTAGATGGAACCCATCTAAATTCAGACATGTTCACACCTGGTTAGCAAGTTCATACGATCTCTTTAATCGCATCATGTATTCTAGTGTAGGTTCTTCTGCCATCATGCCTCTGAATCCTACTCTTTGAGCAGGTGCGCCAAGAGTGCCAAAGGCAGTAGTTAGTGACACTGTACCGTATGGATATACTATACGAGTAATGAATAACTTGTCAGCAGCAGTTGGTTCCAAGGAACCCAGTTGTCCTATATCGACTGGTTTAGTATAACCAACAGAACTAGCTAGAGTGGTCTCTAACATATCATTGCGTATTCTGCAATAAAGTATCTGACTCCAATCAGAAGTATCAGTAATGCCAACTCCACCAATAGGAGTTAGACCAGGTGCTGATGCAAATAATAGTTCAGTGAATAACGAAGTAATATCTAATGGCACAGTAGAAATAATTGTTGCATCCCAAAGACCGGCTGCTTCAGAACCAGTTATGGATCTAAGAGGGCTCTCTTGAAGAAACCCTAATTCAGGAAAGAAAGTCATACCCTGTAAAGCATAACCAGACAAATCAATTGAATCTTCATAATATGACGCTAGTTGAAATGCAGGTATTGGCAACCATCCATTACGATATTGAGTCCATTCTGGATCTACTTCAGGTTTATCTAAAACTAAAGCAGGAATCATTGTAGAAATTGTACGGCCATAAGGTTCCGATAATTCATCAGTTACTTTAGGCATTACTTCTTCCTCCCTTTCTTGTATGCTCGGGACATCTTAGCAAGGTCTAGTCTTCCTTTTTTTGTTCCTGATTTGAACTTGATGTGGTTTCGACTGTTAGCGATGTACCGTTGCCAGTCTGAAAGTTTACGCTTAACTTTCCCCGCCGCTTTAGCCACTGTCTTAGCCTCACTAGCAACGCGGTTAGCAACACGCTCGCCAGCCCCAAAGATTGCTCTAAGTTCATCAAGAGTCCCTTCTACTTTAACCAGGTTAATCACCTCAGTTATCCGAGGCAGTTGACTGGATTGCAATTGCCATCCAATCTTTAGAGGATAGTTTGACAACTCTGCAACGGATTCTAGCGGTGATAAACTGTACTGCACCTGCTGAAGTATCTCCCCCATCAGGACCTGCTACCAGGTACAAACTGTCGTTAACCACCATGAAGGATTCGCTAAGAGAAGCAGATCCATGATTATCCGGATACAAGTCAGAGACCATTGTAGCTAGGTTAGCAGAGATGTCAATGTTTAGTGCTCCAGATGCAATCAACGATTGATTGTCGGCTCTAACAAAGGCTGTTCCTGGATTTAGATCAGTAAGTTGAGTAGTTAGTGAACCATCTGCTTGTAGCATTGTTGCTACATTTCCACCGAAGTCTGCACCGTTCTGAAATACGAAATCAACTTGGTCGATTGCGATTGCTTGACCAGTTGCTACATTTACATATGCACCCAAATCAATTGTTCCTTGGATTCTACTTCCGTTTGTTGTTCCTGCTGGTAGAGAAATAGTTTCTGTCAAATAAAAACTGCCTGTCTTTGCTGTTGCCATGGTGTATTTTCTACACTACAGGGTATTTATATTATTATCAATCCTAATCTTGAACATCTGGGCCGTCACTGGCGGGATTTGGGGCGCAGCCACACATCTAGACCTCCCAACCTAATTTCTTCAGTTACTTATTTATTAAAAGACAAAATGGACTAATCATGGGGGAACTAAAAACCATCATTTCAGCCAATATCCCGGTCTCAATAGCCAGGGATCTAAAGACGAAAACCAAGGGGACCAGGTCACGAGTAATTACCAGGGCTTTGAAGGCATATCTTGCCGATCAAGAAGCCTTCGATATTAGTGACATACACACTCGAACCTTGCTTGCAGTGCTGCATGCGAGAGAAGACACATCCCCACAATTGAAAGCATTACTTCTAGCGGAGTTGAACGCATGAGTGGATATGAACATCACTATAACAAAGCAAAAATGGAGTTTGTTGATTGGTTTTACAAAGCCCATCCCGATAAAGAACTTGCATCTTTTTGGTTTTCTAATTGTGGCAACATCGATGATATGATGATGCACGATGATGAACTACGATTTGCACTTGAAGCATTCCACGACGATCAACAAAAAACAATTTATCATTATGATATTGGCGAACACTGTTTGAAAATAAAATGGGAAGTTAATCCTTGGTGGCCTAAGCAAGTATTACATTTCTATTATGCTATACTATTACCAATTGACAATGTTGTCTTCAAGTTTCCACATGAGTTAGTTAAGGATGGTGAAGAGTAATGGATGTTTATGTCTTATGCAGACTGTGTGATTGCTATTGCTGGTCACAAGAGTGTAGCCAAATCATTACAGAACATCCAGACACCGATTACTACGAGTGTTTTGATTGCCAACCTAAAGTGTAGCTAC